AATTTTATGAAAGACAGTGAGTTTCTATTTGACGAGGAACAACGGGCTCGAAAATACTTCGCTAAGAAAAAGGGGTATCAACCAGGCCAGGTCGATCCTCACCCCATTGGGCAAGTCGAGCCGTACTATGGTCGATTCAGTGGCGAGTTGTTGGGGTACGTGCATATCAAACGACCAGTGGTGGGGAAACGACGTGGCACGCTGGGAACCTGATTCGATCGATTTGTTGTGCGTCGAATGGGCACGTCAACGGCGCAAAGCGCTCGGGATCATCCTGGGTCGCATGATCGAACCTTCCGAGCGCGTCGGCAAAATGCGATCGACGTTGGGGGCTGTTCGTGAAGAAGGCGAAGGTGCCGCTTATTCGAAGGAATCACAATCGTGGCCTGAAGTGTATCGCGGAGATACCCTGATCGTGCATCGATGTTGGTCCGTGCTGCCCGGAGCTTGGCGCATGGTGATGCATCTGCATTACGTGTGGCGAGAGATTCCGCTCAAGGATCGATGTCATGAGGCTCGGATCGGATTCACTCGTTATGGCGAAAACCTGGAATTGGCTAAAGCCGCGCTGTACGGATATTTGAAGGCGAATGGAATTAGCATTGCTTGGAGGAAATGATGAATACAACGAAGCAGATTGTGTTGTACGACAGCAATCGTGACGATGAACCTGGGGAATTGTTGGTGCCGTTCATTGCGTGGCTTGGGTGGTTGTTGGGTCAGGTGCCAGAGGAGTTTCGAGATAAGGCTCGGATCGAGATGGATGCGGGTGATGGGTATTTGCAGATGCAGATCGTGTATAGCCGTCCGATGACGCTCGAGGAATTTCAGGTGGCGAGCGTGGAGGAACACGATCGGCTAGAGCGTCTGAAAAAGGCATTGAGGTTGGAGTTGGATGAATTGGAGAAAGGCGATGGAAGCTGAACGACCGAAGCGGATGTGGAAAGTGACGGTGCTGTGCGAAGGATATGCATCGGCGATTGATGACGCTGAAAAGTTGAGTCGAGCGTACGTGCGTATGTTGATCGAAGCTCGTGACGGGTGCGATGCAATGCGAGCTGGGCGTGAATTGGCGATGTCGGCGCCGTTGCCCCTGGATGTGCGTTGGAAATCGTTCGAAGCGACGGAGGCGAGCGTGGTCGCGATGCCGTTATTCATCGATGAATTGTGATCGCGGTGGAGGTGCGCAAAACGACCTGTGCTGCGCCGATGACGGTGGTGTCATTTTTCGCCGGCGATTCGTTTGCGTGTGATGGTTGCAAATCGGTTCGAACCGGCGCATGATGCGCACCAATCAATATTTTGCGAGAGAGGCCCCAGCGATGGGGCTTTCCAGTATTTATGGCAGCGAAATGGCGTAAACCCAAGCGGAAGATCAAGGCGAAACGTGAGAGGAAGTTTTTGCCTGTAATCGTCACCGAGCAGGCGGAACATCCCAAGAGGGGACCTGCCAGTGATTACACGGTAGAGATGAGTGAAAGAATTGTGGAGTGGATTGCGAACGGTCGACCGTTGCGGGAATTTTGCCGCCTCCCCGATACACCAGCCTGGATCACTGTCTACAAGTGGCTTGAGAAGGATGAGGACTTTCGTATACGCTTCGCGTATGCCAGAAGTCTTGGTGCTGATGCCATTGCTGAGGAGGCTATGGACATAGCCGATACACCACAGATAGGTGTGCGAACAGAGGAAGACGTTAGGGGCTTCAAGGAAATTACTGAGGACATGTTGGGTCATCGACGGTTACGGGTCGAGACCCGATTGAAGCTGTTGGCCAAATGGTTCCCCCAGAAGTATGGGGAACGATCGGTGCAGCAGACGCAGACGTTGGATAAGGATGGCAATCCCATCACCCCTGGGCCGGTGTACATCATCGACAAGCGTGAGGCTGAGAAGATCAATGAGGATCTTGAGGACAAAGTGTGATTGCGTAGCGGCGGCCTGCAAGTCGTCGTCGTACGACCCCTGGGACGTTGAGACATTATTGGCCGCTACACAATCATTCTGAGGCCCCGTCGCATAATGGTAATGCCGACTGCTTTCAATCAGTTCGACAGCGGTTCGATTCCGCTCGGGGCTTTCATTGAGCAACAAGTCACGGTTGATGCGCCTGATGCGTTGCGTCAAGTGTGGTGCTTTATGGGCATCCATGGCTCGAGTGTGTTCATGCGGCGGCAAGCTCAAACCCGTCAATGAACAAAAAACCTGATTTCGGGGGTACGACGGCAGTCAACATCGTATGGGAAAAGGCGAAGGAAAAGCTTACCCTCAAAATCGTCGGGCTCACTGTGAGTGCGATCGTACTATCTGTGGGGTTCGTGTTGAACCTACAGCATACTTCATCTACTACGGATGCCGCGACGATCAGGCTAGAGGGGCAGTTCAACGAATTGAAGCGGCAGTTGAATGATGCGGCCAAGGATCGGGCATTAGATCGAGAGAAATTAGCCGACATCAGTCGACGGATCGAAGACATGGCTGATGAAGTCAATCGACAAAGAGGTGAATGGGACCGGGTTCATGGGATCGCTGAAACACCACCGCACGCGAGGAGACGGCATTGACGAAGATGACGCGAGCGGATCGTATTGCCGCCCTAATGACTAAGCAGCAAGAGTTGCGCAAACACATGGCTGATGCTGCTGCGATGACCAAGGCCATCGACGGGGCGCGCATTCAATTGGAAAATGGGTTGAATGACGCGGCGTATGCGACGCAAGAAATCTCAGGCCAGGTAGGCATCGTCAAAGAGCGACAGGCTTGGGTCATCAAGCATCAGCACGAATTGGAAAGCGATATCCGCAAGTTGCAGAAAGAGTTGGGTTTGAAGTCGTCGGAGTAACACACACACCGGGGGGGTATTTGAAATGGCGCAAGATAGACGTTTGACGGTCGAAGGGTACATCGAGGAAATCTGTCAACTCGACCCGGCCGAGGCGCAGACGATCGCTCAGGGCATCACGACGCGATTGGCTGAGATGGTGCAACCAGGTGGTCCAACCCCTGGATCAGGTCGAGGCCCAACCGCGGCTGAAGTGTCCGCCGGGGCACGTCCGAATCCGCCCGGGTTGACTCCGCAGCGTCCAGTGCTGACGGCGAAAGAAAAAGCCGACGCCGAGACCGACGCTCGAGCCACGCATCAGAAAGCCGTTGACGAGAAGAAGCGTTGACATGAACTGAATACGGGGCTATACGTGGTCCTCCTTCGGGTTGAACGATGAAAAGTCAATCGTTTTACCTGAACGAGGATCGAGATATGTCACACATCAAGTTTTTGAAGGTCAAAATCAAATCGTTGACCGCTGAGTCGAGGATCATACGGTGCGAGGAGGCTCGCGCGGGGCAACGTCCAGGGTTGAGGGACGCTTTGAGAGCGCATCGTGTCAATGCAGTGCGCAACGAAACGCGCCTGACTCAGCTCGCCTACGGATTCCTGCGAGGTCGTGCCCGCACGACGATCGAACCGAAGGCGACGCACGACCCAGATTGGAAGCGAGTCGAGGCGATGGTGAAAAAGTACGGGCCCGAGAAGGTTGAAGCGTTCACCCATTGGAAAAGCTGATGACACGGCTGCCACCCCCTATCTTCTCCGCCAAGGAACGGGCGGTGGCAGCCGATCGGGCACACGACGACTTTTACTTCTACTGCCGTTGGAAGATGATGAACCGCTATGGGCGGCAATGGCAACGCGGGCCACATCACCCGAAGATCTGTGCGGCGTTGATGCAGGTGTATCGCCAGGAGGTCTTGCGGCTGCTGATCAACATGCCCCCACGCTATTCGAAGACTCAACTCGTCGAGGATTTCATCTCGTGGACGTTGGGTCATGCCCCAGACTCCGAGTACATGTATCTGTCGTTCGGGGCCACGTTGGCTGCGGACAAAACGTCCGAGATTCGTGACGATGTGATGTCAGATGTGTATCGTGAGATATTCCCCGACGTGCGATTGACGATGGAGGGCCAGGGTCATTGGAAGACCAGCGAGGGCGGCGTCGTATACGCAGCCGGCTCGGCCGGTACGATCACCGGCTTTGGCGCTGGCAAGATGCGTGAGGGGTTCGGTGGAGCTCTGATCTACGACGATCCGCACAAGCCTGACGAGGTGTACGTCGAGAACAATCGCGAGAACGTCAAGAAGAATTTTCAGGACACCGTTGAATCTCGGCTCAATTGGTACAACACCCCGATTGTGCTGATCATGCAAGCGCTGCATGAACAGGACATCTCGCAATGGCTCAAGGAAGGCGGCAACGGCGAATCGTGGACTGTGTTGTCCATTCCCGCGATCAATGAGGACGGGACGGCTCTGTGGCCTGAGAAGCAGTCCATTGCGACGTTGAGGCGATTGCAAACGTCAGCCCCGTACACGTTCGCCGGGCAGTACATGCAACGGCCGGTCCCGCTCGGGGGGGCGTTCTTTAGTGAAGCGTCGTTCTTGGTCGAAACGGCTGAAGTCGTTGGGTCCACCAAAGTGGGTGAACGATTTTATGCTCCAGTGGATATGCCAGTCAAGATCGACACCGTGTACGCTGTGATCGATACCGCAATGAAGACGGGCAAAGCTCACGACGGACTAGCCGTTACGTACTTCGCATTGTGCCGCACCGGGATCACCTTTCCACTGACCATCCTCGATTGGGATTTGAAGCAGGTCGAAGGTGCGCTGCTCGAAACGTGGCTGCCGGGCGTATTTCGATACCTTGAAGAATTGGCCGTCGAATGCCAGGCGCGTATGGGATCGGCTGGTGCGTTCATTGAGGATAAGACGTCGGGTACGGTGCTGCTGCAGCAGGCGGCGAATCACGAATGGCCGGCCCGTGCGATCGACTCGAAGCTCACCTCTCTGGGCAAAACCGAACGTGCGGTCAATTGTGAGCCGTACGTAT